AAAATGGTGAACTGTTAGAACTTCTTAATACAAGGGGAATAGAAATTAATCCTTCTTGACCTTGAAAAGAAATTCTTTTTATCTTGGTATATTTTATACTTGTTAATCATTCGGTTACTGGAACTTCAATAGGAAACTACCTAAATGACTGAACTTAAAGACTGGTTAAATTCTATTAACTTTAATAAGAACAATCTTATTGAGGAAGATCCTTCTGTAATTAAAGATTATCCTCCCTATATTATTAATCGTTGTTTATCAGGGAATCTAGATTGTATAATGTTTGCTAATGAAATGAATAAGTATTCATTCCTAGATAAAGACATGCAATATTCTTTTTATCTAAATACACTTAGGAAAAAGAAGAGATTCAGTCCCTGGCTCCGTAAGGATAAAGTCACAGACCTTGAAATCATCAAACAATACTATGGTTATAGTAACGAAAAGGCATCTAATGCTTTGAAAATATTAACCCCTGAACAAATTAAATTTATTAAACAACGACTTGAAACTGGAGGATTGACATGACTACCACTGAACCTGAAGTAAAGTGGTCGCAAGCCCAAATGGTAGAGGTGACCCTAAATGAACCTGATGATTTCTTAAAGGTTAGAGAAACTCTTACAAGAATTGGTGTAGCTTCAAGAAAGGAAAAGAAATTATATCAAAGTTGTCATATATTACACAAGCAAGGAAGATATTATATAGTGCATTTTAAAGAGTTATTTGCTCTTGATGGAAAACACGCTAACCTTACTGTTAATGATGTTCAGCGTAGGAATCGTATTGCTCAACTTCTTGCTGATTGGGGTCTTATAGGTATAGTTGATACTGCTAAAATACAGGATATAGCACCTTTAAATCAGATTAAAGTATTAGCATATAGAGACAAAGGTGACTGGATACTTGAGACAAAGTATAATATAGGTAGTAAGAAAAAAAAGGTTGAAGAAACTTAGTGTTATTTCCTAGAAAATATGCTAGTTGTCCTTGGCCTGATAATAGGTACAGGACATACATGAACGGACGACTTAAAAAAGTAGATATGAAATCACGTCTCCTTCATATAAAGAAAGGGATTGATGAGCATAGTTGGTATCCTGAATGGGATGATAAGGAACGTTGGGCAGCACAACGTGCATTGAATAATGCACTAGATGTATTGGATGAATATGATTATTGAAGAAAACCGAATAATTTTATAGGGGATTCAACATCCCCTTTTTTTATGGTTTATGGTTAAATAGTAATGTACGCCTTCGGGGTACACAATTTACACTCGCTTTTAAAGGAGAACTATTATGCAAAATTTAGCAAGATACCATGCTGCAAATCTTCCTGAACTCATGGAGAAGATTACTCGTAACGGCATAGGCATGGATGAATATCTAAATAGATTCTGGGAGTCTGAATCCCAATCTAATTATCCACCATATAATTTGGTGCAGTTGAATAATCATGAGTCGAGATTGGAAGTCGCACTTGCAGGCTTCAAGAAGGAAGAGGTCAAAGTCTTCACAGAGTTTGGAAAATTACATGTCGAAGGCATCAAAGAAGATAAAGAAACAGATGCAACGTATCAGCACAGGGGATTGGCACAACGTTCATTCAAACGCTCTTGGCAACTCAGCGAAGATTGCGAAGTTCGACAGGTCGTATTTGCCGATGGACTCTTGTCCGTGGAATTGGGAAAAGTAATTCCTGAGCATCATTCACGTAAGGATTACTTGACGGTAGATTAAGATCAGTTTAAACTGCTCTATATAAAGAGCCCATTAAGCGGATCCTAATGAAAAGGCTTATAGCAATAGCAGCATTGTCTGCTCTCATAGCACCAGTACACGCAGGTCAAAGACTAAGCGGGGCTGGTGCTTCTTTTCCATCTAAAATATACACTAGATGGTTTGCCGATTTCTCTAAAGAGAAAGGAGGTCACAGAGTAAACTACCAAGCAGTTGGTAGTGGTTCAGGTAGAAAAGCATTCCTAGATGAAACAGTAGACTTCGGTGCTTCTGATGATCCTATGAAGGAAAGTGATATAGACAAAGCAAAACGAGGATTAGTTCAGATACCTATGACAGGAGGCACGATTGCTTTCGGTTATAATAATCCTGGGTGTGATTTAAAACTTACACAAGAGCAAGCAGTTCAGGTTGCTATTGGTGAGATAAACAACTGGTCACAGGTAGGATGTGATGACCAAGCAATGACTTGGGTATATCGTTCTGATGGTTCAGGAACTACTGCTGCTTTCACAAACTCTATGCAAGCATTCAGTAAGAAGTGGAAGTTAGGTGTGGGTAAATCAGTTGCTTGGCCTGTGGGTATAGGTAACAAAGGTAATGCTGGTGTTGCTGGTAATATCAGAACTACACCAGGTTCTATTGGATATGTAAATCAATCTTATGTTAAAGGTGAAATCAGAGCTGCTGAATTGCAGAATAAGAATGGTGACTTTGTTGCACCAACAGTTGAGTCGGGTGCTTTGGCACTCAATGGTATTACACTCGATGAGAACCTCGCAGGGACAGACCCTAACCCTGCAGCAGAAGGTGCTTACCCCATTGCTACGCTTACATGGATACTTGCTTATGAAACTGGTAATGGTCGTAAGACTGAAGCCATAAAGACAACTCTATCTACATTACTCTCTGAGAACTATCAGGAGAAAGCATCTGTGTTAGGGTATGTTCCTTTAAGAGGTGACATTCTTGAGAAGTCTCGTGCTGCTGTTGAACGCATAGGGAAGTAAGATCCTATATAAAGAAAAAGGATTTTATTGAGATAATAATAATCATGATGGAGAACATTAGAATAAGATGTCGCTCTTGTAATAAAGAGGTTGTTGGTTGTGCTGGTAAATCAGTCTCGTGCGGATGTCCTAATAGGGCATCCGTTATCGGAGATGTAGTGTCTGCTGTTGATATGGATCAAGTGATTATGCTGAACTCTTATATGCCAAAAAAAGAGAAAAAAGAAGGGTTAACCGACCAAGATCTTCAGTGGCAAGAACAAAGAAGGAAGCGTAAAGTTCGTAAGTTGGATTTTGAAGTTCGCTAAATATTAATTACTTAGATCCACAACTCACTGTGTAGCTTTTGGTGGGGAGGTTTAAGAGAAGCATTTTACAATAGAATATGACCGACAAATCTATTGAGTCTGAAATCAAAGAAGTTCATAAGAAACTGGACGATATTGAAAAGAAACAAGAGATGATGAATAAGTTGTATCAGTTAGACCAAGAGAAAAAGAAGAAAATGGGGGAACTCCCATCAACACACATCCGTGAGATGATGTGATATAATAGATATTAATACAAACAGTTCACACTGATACAATGACCGAGGAAACCATTACCAGACTTTGTTATACTAAAGAACAAGTTGATGTAATGATTCGTGCTGCTGTAGAAGAAGCGAGAGAAATTGATCGCCTTTCTATGGAGAAGCATAACCGAGAAGCAACTATCATTAGTATGATTCTTGGATTTACTACTTTGGCATTATTTGTTGATGGGTTGCTTAGAATATTAGGAATCATTCCACCTTTTATGCATATTGATGTCAATATTTTAGATAAGGTTACAAATAGAGTTGAAAGTGATATAATGCCAATGTTACAAGACGCTGCTCAAAAGGCACAAAGATACATACCAAGAAGATGAAAAAAGTATTAACAGCAATAATGGCAGCATCAATGCTATTGCCTACAGGGGCATTAGCATCCTCTATCAGACCAGGAGCAAGACCCCAAACATATAAACCTAAAGGTCCAAGTTGTCTTGTACTAGTAGATGATGGTGAATATGTTGAAGAGAAGTGGGAGAAGTGTGATGTACTAATAGATGATACTGGTGTAACACATCCAATAGGTAAGATCAGTAAGGTTGTTCAATGGACTACAGAAGAGAAAGACTTTAATATAGCAGGAGGAATTGTTGGTGGTGCTGCTGGTGCTGGTGTAGGTTTTGCTGCTGGACTTGGTAGTTGTGCTTTTTTAGGACCATTCTGTCTTATTACAGCACCAGCAATAATGAATACTGGTATGGGTGTAGGAGGAGCAGCAGGTGGTAAAGGTACTGGAAAATTCTTTACTATCGTTGGTGATGATATTAATGGTAGAAGATTGATAGGAGAGATTTATTATAAAACAGGAAAGGCAGTTAGAAAAGCATCTAAAGATCTACTTAGAACAACTGGACTGGCAGAAGGGGAGGTAAGAAAATGATTTTAGAAACATTTTTAATTTTAGCAGCATTACCATTTGTTGCATTATCTTTATTCTTTGGAACTAAGGGAGGATATTATGATAGTGATGACTATACTGGTGATGGTTGTGCTCACGATGTAAAACGATGAAACAAACTAAATGGTCTGCTCAAATATTATTACAATCAAATCGATTAACAAAAGTTGAATTTGTTTGTGAATCTAATTTGAGAGGTGATGCTGAACAAAGATGTAAAGCACTTTATGGTGTATCAGATGTTAGACAACTTAAAAGAGAGTGGTAATGACACAAGAACAGGCAGAAAAAAAGATTCTTGAAAAACAGAAAAGAAAAGCATACAAAGAATATCTCTCAGATCTTCGCCACGATAGAAGAAGTATTGGTGTAAAATTTTATGATGCTAAAGGAAGTGGTAGGATTATAAACGGCAAGAAGAAATATGATTGATACATCACCCAGTTCGATAAGAGTATTTTTTATTATTATTTTATCAATTGCGTGGTTGTGGATTTTTAATACTCCAACTAAAGAATAGCTTGACTAGATAGTTTACATCCATTATAATAGTAAGGTAAACTATTCAGAGCAATGACGCTTACTTCAAAATTTAAGAAAGATCTGCAGACACTTCGTGCTGCTGCTAACAAAGAAATTTTTCTTGATGTAAAGAACCCGAAGTTATATAAAAAGATTAGAAGATTTTATCAAGATGAAGTAGTATTGGATGGGGAAGATCCAGAAAGAGATTATGAACTCTTGATTGAGTGTGTAAGACAGGATCTTGAAGGAGTAGAGGTATAAGATGATTGTTCTCCTTGAAAGATTTCCTTATCGTTATGTTGAGAACGGTACATTAGAAAACGGTAAACCTGATTTCCGTATTCAAAAGATGGATAGAAATTCTCCCAGATGGAAGGATATGTATCTCTGTGATAACGGAATGCAGTTGTCTCAAGCTATGGAAGACTTTGAGTACACCAAATGGCTTGATCCTGCTGGTGTTACTTGCTACACTAAAGATGAGGCAAGAAGTTATGAGTGATGAGTTTAATAGGATTGCATCAGCATTGGAAAGAATCGCCAATGCGTTAGAGCACCTACATATTGAGAAGATCGATCACGCACATATCGATGACATTGGTGAGATCCACGGTGATGTGGTAACTCATCCTAAACAATTTTAAATAATGAAAAAAGCATTAATAACAGGCATAACTGGGCAAGATGGTTCTTATCTTGCCGAGTTACTTTTGTCTAAGGGGTATGAAGTTCATGGTATTGTGAGAAGAAGTTCTCTTATTAATACTCATAGGATTGATTCCATATATGATAAAATAACACTTCATTTTGGTGATATGACCGATTCAGGTGTTATTATTCATATCATACAGAAAGTACAACCAGATGAGATTTATAATCTTGCTGCACAAAGTCATGTGAAGGTATCCTTTGAGATGCCTGAGTATACTGGTTTAGTTGATGCTATGGGAACTCTTAGAGTTCTTGAAGCAGTTAGGATTCTTAATATGTGTGATAAATGTAGAGTTTATCAAGCATCTACTTCAGAATTATATGGTGGTATTCAAAATACTGCATTAACAGAAACTACACCTTTCCATCCACGTTCTCCATATGGAGTTGCGAAACTTTATGGTTATTGGATAATTAAAAATTATCGTGATGCATATAATATACATGCAAGTTCTGGTATTTTATTCAATCACGAATCTCCAAGAAGAGGTGAGACATTTGTAACTCGTAAAATTACTCAAGGTTTATCTAAGATTTCTGTAGGATTACAAAAGGTTCTTTATCTTGGTAATCTAAATGCTAAGAGAGATTGGGGTCATGCAAAGGATTATGTTGAGGCAATGTGGTTAATGTTGCAGCAGGATAAACCTGATGATTATGTGATTGCTACGGGTGAGCAGTATTCTGTTAAGGATTTTATTAATGAAGCAGCACCTTATTTTGGTTTTAATTTAGAATGGTTAGGTGAAGGTGAAGATGAAATTGCTATAGACAAGGCAACAAAGAAAACTGTTATTGCAATTGATCCAAAATATTTTAGACCTACTGAGGTAGATTCATTATTAGGTGATGCTACTAAAGCAAAGGAGATTTTAGGTTGGGAACCTAAAACATCATTTAAAGAACTAGTTGAGGAGATGTGTATCTATGGACAATAATAGTAAGATATTTGTTGCAGGTCATAACGGACTTGTAGGATCAGCAATTATTCGTAATTTAAAATCTAATCATTATCAAAATATCTATTGGGTTAGAAGACAGAATTGTGACTTGAGAAATAAGATTCAGGTAGATGCTTATTTTGAACAATCAAAACCAGAATATGTTATTCTTGCTGCTGCTAAGGTTGGTGGCATAGGTGGTAATTCTACATATCCTGCTGAGTTCATCTATGAGAATTTGATGATTCAAACTAATGTTATTGATGCTGCATATCGTCATGGAGTTAAGAAGTTATTATTTTTAGGATCATCTTGCATCTATCCGAAGATGGCAAAGCAACCTATAACAGAAGATGCTTTGATGACTGGTCCATTAGAACCCACTAATGATGCTTATGCTACTGCTAAGATTGCTGGTATTAAAATGTGCCAAGCATATCGTCAGCAGTATGGATTTAATGCAATATCATTAATGCCAACTAATTTATATGGTCCTAATGATAATTTTGACATTAATAATGGACATGTATTTCCATCACTCATTGCAAAGTTTCATGGATCATTGGAGAAGAGTATTCATTGGGAAGTAGAATTATGGGGTGATGGATCTCCTAAGAGAGAGTTTTTACATGTTGATGATTTAGCAGAAGCTTGTGTTAAGTGTATGCAAGAGTATGATGAACCAGAACCAATTAATGTAGGTACTGGTGAGGATGTGACTATAAAGGAACTTGCTGAAACGATTGCAGATGTGGTAGGATATAAGAACAATGTTAAATGGAATACTGATAAACCAAATGGCACTCCACGTAAAGTATTAAATGTGGATAAAATAAAGTCATTAGGTTGGGAACCTAAGATTGGTCTTAGAGAAGGTATTGAATCAACATACGAATGGTATAAAGAGAATGTCTAAAGTTAGTACTATAACTGCATGTTATAAAATGGGTAAGTATATGAAAGGTTTTTTAACTAATCTTTCGCAGCAAACTCATAAGGATCTTGAAATTGTTATGGATCATAATGATCCTTCTGATGCTGAAGTTAAATTAATTGAAGCACATAATGAAATATATGATAATATTTTTCATATTCAAGTAGAAGGTGTTGACCCTCTTGGTATTTCTTGGAATCGTTGTATTGAAAATTCTTCTGGTGATTATCTTTGCATTTGGAATGTTGATGATTTAAGAACACCTGATTCTATTGAAGTAATGGCAAAGGCATTGGATGATAATCCTGATGTTGATTTTGTCTATGGTGATTTTACTATAGTTTCTAAGTTTGGATCTACTAAAGGAGAATTTGTAGATAATGCTAATAGGGAGCATTTACTTAAATCTGGAATGATTCTTGGTCCATTTTTTATGTTCAGGAAATCTGTTTTAGAGAAAACTAAAGTTTTTGATGAACAATTGGTATCTGGTAATGATTTTGATTTTGCTTTGAGACTTGCTTATAATAGTAAGGGAATGCATATTGCTCATGATTCTGGATATTATTTGAATGAAGGATTAGGTTTAAGCACTAGCCCTGATAGTAAACAAGCATTGGAAAGAACAGTTATTGAATTAAGATATGGTTTAAATGTACTTGAACCTCGCTTAATTCCTGCAACGAAGGATTATGATATAGAACGTATACATAATGGAACTTTTAAATTTAAAGCTAAGTGTTTAATGGTATGAAAATAATAGCGTTATTGCCTTTTAAAAATGAAGCATGGTGTTTACCATCATACTTACATAATACATTAAAGGTTGTGGATGAAATTATTGCTATAGATGATGGATCTATAGATGATTCTGCAAAAATTTTGGAAGATGCTGGAGCAAAAGTATATTCTGCTGATAAGTTAAGGAATTTTAATTCTGGTTGGTCTGAGGGATCTATCCGTGCAGAATTATTAAGATTAGGTAGAGAAGCAGGGGGAACTCATTTTGTTTGTTTGGATGCTGATGAATCATTTACAAATAGTTTTGTTCCTTTAGCAAAGAGTGCAATAAAGCAATTGCCAGCAGGACATAAGATAGCAATGCAATGGTTGGCATTGTGGAAAAGTTATACTCATTACAGGCATGATAGTACTGTTTGGAGTAATAATTGGAAAGATTTTGTTGTAGCAGATGCTCCTAATTTAAGTTATAATTCGGAGCAGCATATGCATCTTGGTAGAACACCTCTTGGTCCCGATGAAAATGGTAATAGTCATTGGTTAATGTGGCCTCCTAATTATGCATCTGTTATGCATTATCAATTCTCAGTATATAATAATTTTCAATTAAAACAGTCTTGGTTAAGGTGTTCTGAATTGATACAAGAACCAGGAACAGAGGGAGCAATTAATTCTAAGTATTCTATTACTTTATTAGATCAGAATGTAGGTTTACAAGAGATGCCTAATGATTGGTATGAGGGTGTTCCTATACCACAGGTAGATAATTTTGATCCAGAATGGGATGAAAAGAATTTCCTTAGAAAGGATTTATTACCTGGTATAATGAAGTATTTTGATGATTATGGTGTTGAGTATTTTAAAGGTTTGGATATCTGGCATATACCTCAACTTAGAGAGAGATTAGAATCTGCATGAGAAAAATCATTGTACCTATAGGATTAGATTGTGGTATTGCCAGTGTATTAAAGAAATATAATCTAAGAAATTTTTCTTTACCTTTTGATTGGACAGTTACTTATAATGGTGTGTCTGATATAATAAAGGATAATTTTAGGAATTTTCTACCAAGAGGTTCTGAAAAGCATAATGTTTTATCCAATACTTCTTTTATTCATGAAGTTTTTCCTAATGATTACGATAAAATGTATAGAAGAATCCGTAGGTTTATGGATTTATTTAATAGTGATGATGAAATAATATTCTTCAGAAGAGGACATGGTGTAAATCATCATCAAGAAAGTGAAGATAGATCTTTTAAATTGAAAAATGATCTTGAAGATTGTGAAGATCTATATGAATGGATAAAGGATAATTATCCTAATTTAAATTTTAGAATTATTGTATTGTTGGTATGTAATAAATGTTTTGAACCTTATAAAGAATATCAGTCAGACAATGTGGAGATATATAATATTTCAGATATAAAGGATTCTGTTGATGGTGATGAACGATTGGATTCTATTATTAAACAACTAATTTAACTTGTCAAAATACCAAAAGAGTGGTATGATATAGTATAACTTAAAAATTCATATGACACACGATTTAGAACAATTATATGATAAGGCATTTTTCTTAGATAATGTTGCTGATAGTTTGCCTATGGCAAGATGGTTTGCTCCAAGAATTACGAAAGAATTGGGTATTACTTCAGTATTAGATGTTGGATGTGCAAGTGGCCATTGGTTATCATGTTATGAAAAGGAGGGTGTTGAGGTTAATGGAATAGAAGGTGCGAAAAATGCTATACCTTTTATGTTAATAGATCCTGCAAAGATTTTAATACATGATTTAAGAAATCCTCTTGAAGATGATTATTCTGTAGATTTGGTAATGAGTATTGAAGTAGCAGAACATATTGAACCAGAGTATGCAGATACTTATGTTGATACTTTAACTAAGCATGGTGCAGATTATATTATAATGACTGCTGCTCCTCCAGGACAAGGTGGTGTTGGTCATTGGAATTTACAACCAAAGTCTTATTGGGTAAAGAAATTTAATGATAAGGGTTATACAAGATTTGATTCATTTGAAGATAAAATTATTGAATGGGCTAAAGAGGCAAGAGAAACAAAAACAACAAACCCAGATTATTTGTGGATGACTACTGAGGGTGATTCTACTGGTCAACCTGCTGGTCAAGTTAGAGATCGAATTGCATATTGGGGATCTCATGAAGATGCTATGGAAGGAGATCTTTCTAAAATAAAATGGGGTAAAGGTGAAGGTCAGGTTATGCTTCCTTTCTGGTGGCCTAAGAATTTAATAGTATTTAAAAAATGATTAGAGTAGCTTTCATCAAGTTTGGTGGAATGGCAAATGGAGGTACTGAAAAGTATCTCCAAACCATTGCTTCATATCTACCTAAAGATGATTTTAAGGTAGATTTTTTTTATTGTGATGCTGCTCCATATATTGGATCGGATTATGCTCATCAGGACACTGATAATTCCAGAATTGAGTATACAAAGTCTCATGGAGTTAATTTGATTAAGGTTGAGGTTGGTGCTAAAGATGTAACTAAACCAACTCATGATTGGGTTAATACTAATTTTTGGGAATTATTTGATGAGAATAATTATGATATAATTCAGACTGGTCGTGCTGGACATCCTGAATATCCATTTCATTTAATTAAAAATACACCAATAGTTGATAGCATTCATTTAGCAGGAATGGTTGATGGTAATCCTAATATTGCTAAGACTGTTTTAATATCTGAAGATCAAAAAAGAAAATGGATAGGTTCTGGTGGTAATCCATCAAAAGCGATTATTATACCTGTGCCAGTAGAGACTGTAAGTGTTAATGAATCTTATAGAGAAGAGTTTGGGTGGGAAGATAAATTTGTATTTGGAATGCATCAAAGAAATGATATGCATATATTTTCATCAATACCATTAGAAGCATATGATGAAATTGAGGATGATAACACTGCCTTTTTGATTTTAGGTGGCAGTGCTAATTATAGAAAACAAGCAAAGGATTTGGGATTAAAGAATGTTCGGTTCCTTGATACTACAAGTGATGTATCTTTGATTCATAAGTTTTTAAATACTTTGGATGTATATGCTCATGGACGTTCTGATGGGGAACAATGTTCAAGTGCTATTATTGAAGGGTTATCTCATTCATTACCTATGATAAGTCATACTGCACCAAGTATGGGTCAATTAGAACAAATAGGTGATGCTGGTGATGTTGTAGATGATTATATTGAGTATGCTGAAGTTATGGTATCAATGATGAAAGATCATCAATATTATAAGGATTGTGTTAATAATGCTTCTAAAAGATATCAAGAGATTTATAATGTAGAATCAATTATAAAGAAGTTTTCTAATTTATATAAAGAGGTTGTGGGATAAATGTATATTGCATCTTGTCCTCTGAGAGTTTCTTTATTTGGTGGTTCAACAGATAATCCATATTTTGTAGAGAAGTATGGTCGTGGATCTGTCATTAGTTTTACTTCTAATCTTAAAACTTATGTAACGATTAGTCAAGATAAGTTTGGTTTTAATAAAGATAAGCACAAGTATATCATAAATTATTCAAGGAGGGAAGAAGTTTCTACTATAGATGAAATACAGAATGAGGTGGTTAGAACTGTATTGAAACATTTTGACATGCCACCAGTTCAAGTTACTCTTACCAGTGATGCATATTCTCAAGGTAGTGGTCTTGCTTCTTCATCATCTTATACAATAAGTCTTATTAAAGCTTGTTGTTTATTTTTTAATCTTTCTATTACTAACAATGACATATGCAAACTTGCCTATAGATTGGAACGCATATACAACCCTTTTTGCGGCTATCAAGACCCATATGGTTGCGGCATGGGAGGGTTTAAAAGGATTGATTTCCTCGGTGGGTCTTCTGTTCGGTATCAGTTTTTACCTTGTACTATATTTGATGATTTTGATATCAATCTTGTCTTTAGCGGTGTTACTAGAAACTCACGAAGAATCCTCAGAAACGTCACAGACAACTTAGATAAGGTTAAACCATTATTAGAAACTTGTGATAAAGCATATGATATTCTTATGGAAGAAGACTATGATAAGTTTTTATACCTCTTAGGGAAGAGTTGGCATCAGAAGAAATTAACATCTTCTATTATTTCAGAAAATGATACTATTCGTGATATTGATTTAACCTTAGAAGAAAATGAATCTGTTTGTGCTCATAAATTATGTGGAGCAGGTAATGGTGGATTTTTTCTAACGTTTTCTGAAAAGGGTAAGTTGAATATTCCGTATGAATCTGTTAAAATAAGTGTTGAAACGAATGGTGTTACTGGTAGAATTATATGAATCCATTTGATGAATATATTGAAACTTTGAAGTCTGCTCATATGGAAGTAGAGTTCTTTAAGTTTCAGAAAGCATTTTATACTCATAATAGAATTATTATATTAGGTAATGGTGGAAGTAACTCTGTTGCTTCTCATATATCTCAGGATTATATGAAGTTTCATGGTAAGAAGGTTTCTCTTCTTTCTGATCCTTCTATGATTACAATGCTTACTAATGATTATGGGTATGATAATGCATACCAGAAGTTTTTAGAATGTTATGCAGAAGATGATACTTTGGTAATTATTATAAGTTCTGGTGGAGAATCAATGAATATGGTTAATTGTGTAAATTGGTGTGAGGATAATGATGTTCCATATGGAGTATTGACTGGATTTAATAAAGATAATACTATAAGGAAGTCTGCAAATAATTGCTTATGGAATTATCATATTGCCAGTGAGAGTTATGGTGTGGTAGAATGTGTTCATCAAATATTTTTACATGGGGTTATATGAGATATTGTTTTGATATAGATGGTACTATTTGTCATACACCTTGTGATCCAGATGGGCATAATGTAAGGTATTGGGATGCTGTTCCTTTTCCATATATGGTTGAGAGGATTAATCAATTATATGATGAAGGTAATTATATTATATTGATGACTGCAAGAGGTAGAGGATCTCGTAAAGATTGGACTGAATTAACAAGAGAGCAGATGGAACATTGGGGTATTAGATATCATGAGATAGAACCTATGTTTCATAAACCTCATGCTCATCTCTTTATTGATGATAAAGGTATTGATGTAGAAGAATGGAGAAAGACACAACCACCTAAGAAAGGCATTATTGCTGGTGCATTTGATTTAATACATCCTGGGTATATTAGAATGTTTAAAGATGCTAAAGCATATTGTAATCATTTAACTATTGCTTTACATGAAGATCCTTCTACAGAACGCCCTAATAAATTGAAACCAGTTCATTCAGTAGAAGAAAGGAAGGAAATATTATCTTCTATAAAATATGTTGATGATGTGGTGGTATATACTATTGAAGAACAGTTTTTATCATACTTAAAGGATTATGAAGTTCGTTTTTTGGGTACAGATTATTTGGACGGTAGTTATACTGGCAAAGATATTGCCATTGATGTTGTCTGGTTAAATAGAGATCATGACTATTCTACTACTAAATTAAAGAAAGATATTTACAATTCTATAAAACCATTATGATCACTTTTAATAATCTTGGAAATCTTGGTAGACTTGCCAATCAAATGTTTCAGTATGCATCTCTTAAAGGTATTGCAAATAATAGAGGATTTGAATTTTCTATTCCACCAGAGAGTGATTTTGGTAATACTGATGTTATGGTTAGAAATGAACGTTTAAATTTGCATAGTTGTTTCTATGTCAATGAACACACTAAGATTGGTACATATCCTAATCAAATATTTCCTGAAAGAATGCATACATTTGATCAAGAATTATTTGATAAATGTCCAGATAATGTAGATTTATTTGGATATTATCAGTCTCCAAAATATTTTAATCATATTGAAGATGAGATAAGAAAAGACTTTGCTTTTTCTAAAGAGTTAATTGATAGTTGTCAATCTATAATTGATGATTTTATTATAGGTGGTGATGCCATTGCACTTCATATTCGTAGAACTGATTATACTGCAAATCCAAATCATCCACTTCAGGATATGGAGTATTATAAAAATGCTTTAAAAGAATTGCCAGATGTTCCTGTTCTTGTATTCTCTGATGATCCAAAGTGGTGTCATGAGCAAGAGTTATTTCTTGAAGATAAGTTTGCTATTTCTGATAATGATGGAGATTTTGATTTATGTTTAATGACATTATGTAAGTATCATATTATTGCAAATAGTTCTTTCTCTTGGTGGGGTGCTTGGTTAGGTAAAAGTGATAAGATTATTGCACCTAAGAATTGGTTTGGTGCTACATGTGCTCATAAATCTGTAGATGATATGGCATTTGGTGATTGGACTTGGTTATGATTAATTTGTGGTATGATACTTCATACTTTTCTGGTAGAATGGGAGGACCTGAAAAGTTAGTAAAGAATCTTCAATCATCATTATCAGATCAAAATATTCCTTTTTCTATAAATGAGGATCGATATGAAAAGAATATTCTAATACAGTATGATACTATAGGTCATTCTAAGCATGAAAAATTAGAGCATAGTTCTTGTTTCATAGGACCACAGGTCTGGCCATTTGATCCTTATGGTAAATTTCTTTTAGATAATACTAAGTTTTATAATAAGATAATTGTACCTTCTAAGTGGGTAAAGGATTTATTCATTAGTAAGTTTGGATGTCCAGCAGATAAAATATCAATATGGCCAGTTGGTATTGAAGAGTTATATTCTGATCGTAATATTACATATGATTGTTTGATTTATTCTAAGCGTAGAAGTAGTGAGGAGTTGGAGCAAGTTAAATCATTTTTAACTAAACACAATTTAGAATATAAGATGATAGAGTATGGTGGATATGATGAAAATGAATTTAGAGATCTTGCAAGACAGGCAAGATTTTGTTTCTTATTAAATGGAACAGAGAGTCAGGGTATAGCAGTTCAAGAAATGATGTCTCTTGGAGTTCCTTTATTTGTATGGGATCTAAGAACTTGGGAAGATCAAGGATCTGAATGGTCTGTTCCAGCAACTTCTGTTCCATATTGGGATGATAGATGTGGTGAAAGATTTTATGATATTGGTGATATACAAGAGACTTTTGATAAATTTTATGCTACAATAGGGAAGTATAAACCGCAGAACTTTGTAAAGGATACTCTTTCTTATGAGTGTTCTGTTAAGACTCTTTTGGAGATATTAAATGCTGATTAGTTTTAAACAATTAAAACAAAAGTATAATATGAATATATCTGGTGTAATTCATATTGGAGCACATTTTGGTCAAGAAGCAAAAGACTATGTTGATAATGGAATTACTGAAATGGTTTTCTTTGAACCTCTTTCTGAGAACTTGAAAGTTTTAGAAGAGAATCTTTCTTATGTTGCTATGGATGCAAATATTATGATCTATCCCGTTGCTCTTGGTAATGAGGAAAAGGAAGTTGAGATGTATGTGAGTAATCGTGATCGTATGTGTAGTTCAATACTAAAACCAAAGGTTGTCTTAGAGCAGTATCCAGATATAACTTTTGATGAAAGAGAAACTGTAGAGATGATGAGATTAGATAATACTGATCTTGAATTTGATAATTTTAATTTCTTGAATATTGATGTTCAAGGATATGAACTTGAGGTTCTTAAAGGTGGAGCAAAGACTCTTGAAGGTATAGATTATATTTACACTGAGATAAATCGTGCAGAAGTGTATGAGAATACTCCTCATGTAGATGAACTAGATACTTATCTAAAACCTTATGGTTTTACCAGAGTAGAAAGTGATTGGACTGGTGATACTTGGGGTGATGGATTGTATATCAAGGAGAAGAGTAATGTATAAGGTATCTGAAAGTTGTCAGATTGATACTTTGAGTGATATCTACACAAAGTATTTTGGGTATCCATCTAAAGGATATTTTGTTGAAGTGGGTGCATATGATGGTGAGTTTGTATCTAATACATCTTGCCTTGCAGATCATGGATGGGAAGGTCTTTACATAGAACCAATATATGATCATTACTTAAAGTGTATGAAAAGGCATGATAAGAATGATGTTACGGTTGCTAATGTTGCTGTTGGTTTGGAAGAGGGTGAGACTACCATATATTATGGAGATACTTTAACTACCTTAGATAAGGATCAGGTTAAAAGATATTCTGAGATGGATGTCTTTCAACATATTTCATTCAGCACTACAGTATGTGATCAGATGAGGTTGGATACTTTAATGAAAAAGATTGAAGTTCCAAAGGAGTTTGATGTATTAGTTGTTGATGTTGAAGGTAAAGAAGCAGAAGTATTTGAAACCTTTGAATTAGATGAATGGAAACCTAAGATGCTAATCATTGAATTAGAAGATGAACACCCATCATTCCAAAAGTATGAGGATCTTGTAAATCGTATAAAAGATTTACGACAATATATTCTTGATAAAGGATATACTGAGATCTTTAAAGATCATATCAATACCGTATTTGTCAGAGAGGAAATTAAAAAATGAAAATTTGTATTTTAACAATAGCAACAAATAAGTATATTCAGTTTGTTGAGGAGTTGTATAATAATATTGAGGAGCATTTTCTAAATGGTCATGAAATAGAAGGTATTATTTTTACTGAACATGAGGTAGAGGTATCTGATAATATTAAGGTATCTCAGATTGATCATCAACCTTGGCCTATGCCAACTTTAAAAAGGTATAATTATTTTATGAAAGAAGCAGAGCATATTTCTAAGTATGATTATTGTTTCTATTTTGATGTAGATATGGCTTTAGTTGATAAAGTTGGTGATGAGGTTTTAGGTGATCTTGTTGCTACGATGCATCCTTATCAATCATTTGCTCCTAAAGAGAGTAGAACATATGATCGTAACCCTGAATCATTAGCATATGTTGCACCTGGTGATGAGTCAGATAACTATTATGCTGGTGGGTTCAATGGTGGATCTACTAAGAGATTTCTTGAGATGGCAGAGGTTATTTCTCGTAGAGTTTCTAAGGATCTTTATAATGATGTTGTTGCCTTGTGGCATGATGAGTCACATTTAAATAGATATTTGATTGACAATCCACCAGATGTAACTTTGAGTCCTTCATATTGTTTTGCCGAGGAATTGAAGAACAATCCTGAATATCCATTTGAACCAAAGATTGTTGCTTTAAAGAAAAATCACAGTGAGTTGAGAAGTTAGAATGTCTAGTTATTTACGTTGTTTAGATAGAATTGAATTTGATTCTGATTATGTACCAACATTCTTTGATGTTGGGTGTAATATTAATGAGATACCATCTCACTGTGGAACTCTTGAGGATTTTACAGAATTATTTCTAAGTCAATATCCTAATGCTAAAGGATATGGTATAGATGCTTTGTATTGGCAGTCTTATGAGGAGAAATGGGGTGATAGAGTAACTGTTATAAAAAAGGCACTTTCCAATAATGTAGGTGTAGCAACTATGTATACACCAGGTATAGATGATGAGTTTAAGTCTCATGCTATATCATCTTTACATAATAGAGATTGTTTTAGTCATGGAATTTCTGAAGAAGAAGTTGAGTGTACTACTATAGATACTCTTTTTGAAGAATTTGGATTAGAAAGTATTGATTATTTAAAGGTTGATACTGAAGGTGCAGAACTTATGATTCTTAAAGGTGCTGAAAAAAATTTGAGAGATAAACGTATACAATGTATTCAACTTGAGTATGGTGACACTTATAAAGATGCTGGATTTGGTGTAGGTGATGTGATAACATATTTAAAGAAGTTTGATTATCTTGAGTTTTTTAGAACTCAAGAAGAATTATTATTTGCTCATAAGGATGATATACCATGCGATTAGATCTTAGAACTGTATCAGCAATCTATATCAATCTCAAGAAAGATGTAAAGAAAGATTTTGAGATGAAGAGGTTGATGGTTGACTTTGGATTCAAGAATGTTATTCGTGTAGAAGGTAATGTCATACCTGATAGACATCTTGCTGGATGTTCCCTCTCACACTATAATGCTCTACATGAAATAGATCCACCCTTCATTATCTTTGAGGATGATTGTGTAATCAAAAACAATATACCAGAGATAGAAATACCTGATGATGCAGATGCAGTTTATCTGGGAGTATCATCTTGGGGTAGAATGAATTCTCACTCAGGACCATTTGTTCAATATGAAAAGGTTGATGAAAATCTTGTAAGGGTGTATAATATGCTTGGTGCTCACGCAATATTATATCTGAATCAAGAGTATGCTTCTATGTGTAGTAGAATCGCTCAGAATGGATATGATATAGCAGATCATCAGGATATAGGATTTGCAGAGATTCAAAGGTACTTTAATGTATATGCCTTTAATGATCCTCTGTTCTATCAGACAAGTTCTAATGGAACTAATGAACCATTAACTTCATATCCTACACAAGAACTGATGCAACCACATCGTTCATTCTGGAAACCAACTGCTTTATATTAATGAATTCTATAGTTACTGGTGCTGCTGGATTTATCGGATCCCATCTTGTAGATGAACTTATACAAATTGGACATACCGTCACTGCAGTTGATAATGAATATGCTGACAATGATAAGTTTCATTGGAATGATAAAGCATATAATGTTCGAGCAGATATAACAGATTACAAATCTATGAAGGGTGCTTTTGCTAATGGGCAGGATTACGTTTTTCATTGTGCTGCTGAATCTCGTATTGGACCTGCCATAGCAAATCCTATTAACGCTGTAGATATAAACGCTAAAGGTACTTGTACGGTTCTACAATGTGCAAGAGAATTTGGAGTTAAGAAAGTAATGTATTCATCCACTTCCTCTGGTTATGGGATGAATCCTTCTCCAAATGTAGAAACGCAACCTGATGATTGTTTGAATCCTTATTCAGTTTCAAAGATAGCAGGTGAAAAGTTATGTAAAATGTATACAGATCTATTTGATCTTCCTACAGTTATATTCAGATATTTTAATGTTTATGGTGAGAGAGCACCAAGGAAAGGACAGTATGCTCCTGTTATTGGTATTTTTCAGAGGCAAAAGGAAGCAGGTGAACCACTAACTATTGTGGGTGATGGTGAGCAGAGAAGAGACTTTGTATATGTTAAAGATGTTGCAAAAGCAAATATAATGGCAGCAATATCTAATGCAGATCCAGAAGTATATGGTCAAGTATATAATGTTGGATCTGGTGTTAATCTATCAGTAAATGAAATTGCTGATATGATATCTGATAATACAGTTAATATTCCACCACGTATAGGTGAAGCAAGAAACAGTCTGGCTAATATTGATAAGATAGAAAAAACATTTGGTTGGAAGCCACAAATGAATGTTGAAAAATGGATTAAGGAACAGACAAATGGATAAGAATAAATCAGTAAGTAAATTAAAGGGACTTCCCCATGTATATTGTATTAACCTTGATGGTGAACCAAATAGATGGGAATCTATGGAGACAATGCTTAAGTATTGGGAAGTAGAGAACTATACTCGTATCTCTGCTTATGATGGTAGGGAAGATGATTTAAGTGATATTCTTAAAGGTAGGTATCCTGATTCTATGACTGGTGGTGAAGTTGGGTGTACTACATCACATCTAAAAGCACTTAAAGAGTTTCTTAAAACCGATGATCAATATGCGATTGTAATGGAAGATGATTGCGATCTTTCCCCAGTTGCACATTGGGGTTTTACTTGGAAAGATTTTTATGCCAAAGTTCCATATGATTATGATGTAATTCAATTAGCAATTATTAATCCTGCACAGGTATATCTTCAGATGCATCGTAGGTTTGTAAATGATTTCTCTACAGCATGTTATATGATTACAAGACATCATGCAGAGAAACTTGTTAGGTTGCACTGTAGAGGTGATAAGTATAAGTTAGATCAAGGTGTTAAGCCAAGAGCAGTTGCAGACGATTTAATATACAATTCAGGTAATACATTTGCTATGCCACTCTTTCTTTACAAAATTGAGTTAGGATCTTCGATACATGATATTCATATCAACGTATTTCATAAAACCAGTTATGAAGGATTATGGCAGTTCTGGAGGAATCAAGCACCAGATGTTTCTGATTGGAATGCTTTGTTTTCGTATGATCCGTACTTTAATCGTATTCCACCAGGTTTTGAAGGTAAGTAATATAAGTTAACTTTATGGGGGTCATTAGACCCCTTTAATTTTGTTCGGAAACCCCTATTGTAAACTTATATTACATATTTTATAATTGCTAAATAATTTCGTTACTATTCTTAACAAAGAATGACAACTTCAAATCCAACTTCAAAGTATACAACCACGGAGTACGGTAAGCAAAATATGTTTGCTTCTCAACCCCCTATGGAATACGTTGAAGATTATAAAGGATATTGGGAAGAAGCAGAACTACTCAATGGTCGCCTAGCGATGATTGGTTTAGTTATCGGCATCTTTAATTACACCGTCTTCGGATGGGTAATTCCAGGCATAGCCTGACCTTATAGGTCTTTTACACCGTCAGCGAGTGCTGACCACTTTTTAACCCTCAATCAAACAAAAGGAGAAAAACAATGACACCAGAAGCAGAAAAGTTTAACGGTTGGATGGCAATGATTGGATTCGTTGCAGCAATGGGAGCATATCTCACAACAGGACAAATCATTCCAGGTATTTTCTAATGAACAACAAACAAATCTTTTTAAGAGCAAACGGAAGAGCAGCTATGATTGGCTTCCTAGTACTCTGTGCATCATACGCAACAACTGGCAACCTTATTCCTGGTATTATCTAATGTCAAAGCAAACAACAAAGAAAACCGAAGACACAGTAGACTTCTCTATCGCTGAGAGAATCAATGGCATAGCAGCTATTGTTGGATGTGGAGCACTTATCGTTTCTTACTCATTATCAGGTCAAATCATTCCTGGTTT